GTCTCAGCGCCATCGTTAGTGTTGAAATAGCGCGTGCCGGTGTAACCGCATTCATCGCCGCGATACTTCAACTGGCAAACGTTGGCGATTAACTGCCGCTTGGGCAGCATCACACCAGCCAAATCAAACTTGCTAGCTAGCTCAAAACTTACGGCGTCGCGGTTTTCGCTTGCCTTACGGTCAATGTACCAAACTTCATCGGGAAACTTGGCGTGGGGATCAGCAGCAGCTTCACCGTCTAGGTATTTCTTAAGTGTGCGGATGCGCTTGACCGTTGCACCACCAAGGTCATTCCCTGCCGTTTTCGCATTAACTAGAATCAGCAGGGTGGTCATTGTCGAATCCAAGTTGCTGACGGTCAGCGTTGGACGTGGCAGTGATCCAGTGTTGCTGTAGTCAAAACCGTCAGCTTGAATTGGCAGCCTTGTGTAGGTGTTGCCGTTCCAGACAATGTTGCCGCTTACGTCGGCATTTGCGCCGTTGTGCCATCTGTAGGTGTCAGTGCTGCCGTGTAGATCAAAATCAAGCGTCATTTCAAACAGCTCGATGATTGCGCTTGGGGCAATCTCCGCCAGCTCTTCATAGGAACTAGCGACTGCTGTCCAGACCACCGTGCCATCGGTGATCGTGCTGCCAATATCAGTGCCCCAAGCTGGTTCGCTGCCGCCTGACGTGCCAGCAGTCGTACAGCGGAAGACCAGACCGCTGGCTTGAAGCGTACTGGCGCGGACAATGTTGCCAACGCTGTAAGCAGTAGAGCTAGCCCAAGCTGAATACGCCATTAGGGTTCGAATACCTGGCGGAATGTCACGTCAACACGGCTGCGATTGGTGTCAAACAGCTCTCGCGTCCAGCCGGGGCATACCCATTTGTAGGTAGATGCCGTGTCCGGCGGGCTCCAGTCGAAACTTTCTGAGTCAGCGGCGCGGTCATTTAGGAAGGTCTCGATCGTGTCCGCGTCAGTATCCGCGACGTTGAAGGTCAGCCGCCATTCCTTCGGGTTTTGATTGAGCCCGTAGCTCAGGCGTTGTTGATAACCGTCACCGAATTGCACAGTCCTTACGGCAGGGCTGCTGGTCTTACTTGCGCTGTAGACAGGATCGAAATTAGGGAAAGTAGCCATCAGACTCCAGCGAGAAGACCGCCCGGACGTTTTTGCTTGATCAGTTCTTGCTGGACTGCAAGACCGATTGCCTTACCGAGCTGGTTGGCACCTTGATCGTTGCCCTCTACGTTACTGCCCTTGGCATCGACGTTCACCGTCACGCTAGTGGCGCCGCCAGAACCGAGCTGATTGTTGGGGACGATCGTGCCAGAACGTCCAGGTACAAAAAGTTCTGGACCTTTTTCACCAACGACGTAGGGTGACCCGGCAGACACAGGACCACCGTTAGCCTTAAACCCTGCCACGCCGATGCTTAAGTCGGAGGGGAAAGCTACAGGACCCCCGCCGCTAAACCCTTTAAAGCTGCTGGTTCCGCCAAAAATACTGATGGCACTTTCAATCGCTTTTATTACCAGTAACTGCGTGATGATTTGAGCGGCCATATCGAAGAAAGCATCCGCGATACGGCTAAACATGTTGGCTAGGGCCTCTTGTGTGGTAGCCGTACCATCGATCACGCTCTTAAAAGAATCAGTAAACGCGCTGCCAATGCCTCGGGCAGCTGTTTGCACCATGTTTATAGGCGCAATTAAATCCTCAAGCTGATCTTTTGCCTTTTGTAGTTGTATGTCTTCTGGAGTGGCTTCCGCAAGATTGGCTTGCGTACCGAACGCCAGGGCCACGTCGGTTTGTAGAGCGCCTTGTAGAGCAGAGCCTTGAAATGCCTGGCGGCCTAGTCCGGGATCGACAGCAGCAATAGAAATAAGAGTGTCAAGGTATTTAGTTAACTCATCTGTAGCTAATCGATTAAGCTGCAATGAATACAATTCGTCAGCAATTTTTAATTGACGGGCAGATTGACTTTGGTCCTCTAGTTTGCGGATAGCTTTTACGTTATCTTCGTATTCAAAAAGAATTTTTAAAGCTTCTTGGTCTTGCTTGGTTTTAGCTGTAGCCAGCTCCAGCTCGCGCTGGAGCTTTTGAGTAAGATCACTTGCCGCTTCTGCGGCTTTTTGCGCTTTATCGGCGCCAGTCGTCCTCGCCTTATTTACGTCGTTTACTAACTCTGCAAGTTTTGTTTCGTAATCCAGCTGTGACTTCTTTATGCCTGCCCGTAGGACATCTATTGTGATGGCGTCTGTAGCGTAATTATTGTAAAGTTTTTGCTGTTCTGCTTGTCTTTCAAGAACATAAAGCTCTTTTGTTGCCGCAATAACAGAAGCATCAGTTATGTCTCCATTTAATTGTGTTAATTCTAGACGCTTTGTTAGTACGGCTAAGTCTTCTCTGTGCGTATTAACAATGGAAGTTACACTAGCAGCAGATTTTTGCTGTTCCGCTTCTAGCTCACGTTGTCGCTCAATAATTTGTTTAAGTAAATCGTCATAAGCTCTTCCGCCAGTTAGGAACGATTGGAAGCCTGTCGCTGGTGACTGCAGTTGGGCTATTAGTTGCTTTGTCTGCGGATCTTCAGAAACAGCAGCTCGTCTAAACAGCGCAGTCTCTTCTACAGCGCCTGCTATTCCTTGTGCTGCGCCAGCTAAAAGCCGTGCCGCTAATGCGAGTATGGACGTTGTTATCTCTGCAAAAGCACGATTAAACGTTTCCCCGGCGTCTTGCAGCTGCTTAAACGCTTCAACGCCATCAGAACCGACAACTAAAGCTAACCGATTTAAGGCATAGGTGTATGCTTCGGATTCGCGGCCTGCTCGCTCCAAAGCTTGGATATACGCTTCACTACTTGTACCAGTGAGTTTTAATGCTTCCGATATGCTCTCTGTACTCTCTGTTACAGCCGCCGCTGCGCGAACAAATTCTTCCGCTTTTTGACCGATGGCGCCAAGCAAGATCTGGCCGCCAAAGCCTGATTCACCTAAGAAAGATCCTGCAAAGGATCCGGCAACACTACCTACACCCCCTCCGAACAACAGAGGGAAACCTACACCAAGAGAAATCGACTCTGTACGTTTTCGCACAGCTGCAATTTTTTGCTCTTGTTCGAGTTCAAACGCCTTTATCTTTGTCATCCGCTTGCGGGCGGCTTCTTGGGCGTACGTAGAAGACAGTATGTTATTGGTAACAGTCAACATGGAAGCGTTAAGTTCCAGTCCTTCTTGCAGCCAACGCGTTCCGGTACGTAAAGCTTCCTGCCAAGAACCTGCTGCCCGTGCGGCTTTATTTTGTAAATCTACAATGTTTCGAACAGCGGCCTCGGTCTGACGGGCAGATGCTCTTTCCTCTGCAAAAGGTTCGCCTCCGGGGGCAGCCGGACGATCGTATGCGGTGAACTGTTGCTCATAAACTACTCGCCGTTTTTCCCGAGCAATAAGCTCATATACCTCTCGTGTACCTTCAACCAAATCGCTTTGAAGACGTACCTTATCATTGAGTCTTTCTGCGCTCTTTCTTTCTAACTCGAACAATGCTTGATCTAACTCAAGTTGTTCTTTTTTGCCCTGTACTGTGCGTCGAATACGCTCTTCAACAGGGGATGACTGACCTTGTAGCGGACTCTCTACGGGGCCGATAGGGGATGCATACGCAAAAGGATTGCCTGCTAATTTACGTAGCCTGCGGCGAATAGATTTTCCTACGGGATCTTTATCGCTAAATCCGCTTGCTTCTCTAGAAGCGCGTGATAAAGCTACGTTAGCCTCTACCTGTTCGCGTATTGCCGACGTTACAGCAGTACGCCTAGCTATTTCTTCGTTGATTAAATTATTTTGTCTTTTTTGTGCGGCACTAGAATCAATAAGTATGTCCACATACTCTCTTATTGCTGTCGTTTCTTCCTTTTGACCTAGGGCGACCTCTCTTAAGTTTGCGGCAGCAACTGATAGCGCGTTGGAGTAATTTTGTACGCTCTGTACCGCTTTAGGCTCTACTACGTCAAAAATGCTTTGATCGTTTACACGAGTTATCTGCTCAGCAAGCCTACTAATCTGATTTTGCAGCTTGTTAAGGCGGTCTTGGCCCCTTACGCCGATTTCAATTTCAGCTCTGTAAGCCACGGCGCCGCGTCACTTCCGGTACTTCAGTTTACGCAGTAAAAAGCCGCCGGGGCTAGCGGCGGCGTTTGGCTTTTTCGATTTCCTTTTGTTGATCCTCGTTGAGGATCTGGAAGTAGGCGCTCCAGCCGATAAGCTCTTCGGCTGTCATGCGGTTGCGTACTTCGCTAAGCGTTAGGCCCAGCTCCTTGGCTACGCCAAATTGGAGCATGAGCCAGTTGTCTTTGCGAAGTTCCGCGCTCAGGCTTTTGGGTCGATCGGTTCGGCGTCGTCGGTAAGGACTGCGAGCATCAAGGCTTGGAGATCCTTGTCCTTGACTTCGTTTTTGAGCACGTCGATCTCGCCAGCGGCAAAGAGTTTGGTGCCGTTTTCGTCGAGGGCTTTGGCGATCAGCAGCTGGAGGGCGAAGGCGTTGGCGTCCTCGGACTTGGCCTGCTTTTGGGCGCGTTCGCGTTCGGCGGCGGTCAGTGGAGTGACCCACATCTCAAATTCGCTGCCATCGGACAGTTCAACAGTTTTCTTTACGGGCTCCAAGTTGGCTGCCTTCTTGAGGCGGTCAATGGCGCGGACTGGGACTGGCATAACCACTTGAGGTTTGCTCTACTGTAGCGGACTAGAAGCAATAAAAAACCCCCGGTAACCAGCCGGGGGTTGACAGAATTACACCTCTGCAGACTATCAGGCGGAAGTGCTGAAGTCGAAGGTCGGGGTGCCGGAAGGACGGAAGTTGACAGTAACGGACTGGGCGTCGTCGGGGTTGATGTTCAGGCTGGCAGAAGTCAGCACTGCATCGAACTCGATCGAGCGGCTCA